TGTAGAGTCGGTCATCGTTTTCGTCATTTGATTCAATGTATTCTGTTATTTTTGACCGTTTCAGGGATTGAATGAGGTAATCCCCCTGAACTATTTCGGATAACTGCCTGCAACTCCTTTCTTCTGTTTCCGAAAAGCTCATTGCATCTATGAGGTATAATTCAGTCACTTTCTTTGCTTTGCCATCCTCATTTACTTTTTCGTATTTTACTGTGGATTCAAAATAGGTTGCTGTCATAATTTTAATGTTTCAATTTTTCAAGTTTCTTAACCAGTATCCCCGCCTTCCTTTGTCTTTCCCTCCCTTTTACATCCGAAAAAGAAACCGGGCTATCTTGTATCTCTTTGAGATGCCTGATTAGTCCGGCTTTATCCTTAAATAGAAAGGAAAGGATTTGAGCAGAAAGGGTAGATGGGATTTTCATGGAAAACTAAATTGTGATTGATGATCATGTTTGTGGTGGCATTCCCGGCACCTGATTGTAATGTTATTTACATCCCAGGCTAATTCCGATTGGCCTCTTTTTTGACATTCACTTACTGGAATATCGTGTGAACAATCAAGTGGAATACCTGCAGCCTCATTTCTATGACATTCCTCACAGAAAAGATAGCCATATTTTTCAATCATCTGGGCTATCTTCTTTTCTTTGGCTGCTCTAATCCGGCGGTCTATGACCGATTTAAGAACATATTCGCCGGAGCTGGTCATGTATGAGTTCATCAAAAATTAATAAGGTTCTTTTCAAATTCTTCAACTGAAATGTTTTTGAGGAAGTATTTAAATAATACGTCCTTTACACGTTCGTATAGGTTTTGAAATTCGTCTTCGTCCATTTTATCGAA